GTGCCGCTGCGTCGAAGAGATCCCGCTTCACTCGAAGTCTGAGCACCGCGAGCTTGTTGCCGAAGGCGGTCTGAAGAACCGCAAGAAGAAGAACAAGCCTCTCGGTTCGAAGCCGCTCACTGGTCGCCACGACGCGAACAAGCCTGTCAAGACCCCGGCTGATGCTGGGTACACCACCAAGGGCAGTAAGGGAGTTGGCGAGGTTATCAAGAAGAAGAGGCGTGGGGACAGGCCCTTTAGCGGGACTGAGAAGCGCGGTGGCGCGGATGAAGTGACCGCTCAGCCACGCGATCTTGACGAGCTTCTGGAGAGGTACGAGCAGGAGCAGTTCACCTACCAGGAGAGCAACTTGGATGACCTGGTGGACCACTCCGAGGACGCCGGAGACGGTGCCGACCTCTACAACCACTACGCCTCGATCAAGACTGCTGCTCCGGCTCAGGACCCCGGCCCGACGCAGATCGAGTCCCAAATCGAGCAGTTGATGCAGTTTTGGGCTGTGGACAACAACGGCTGGTGGCACTGGACCGGCTCACAGGCCGATCTTGCTCTGCTTAATCAGATGCAACAGCAGATGATGGCCGTAGGGATGCCCGGTGGTCCTCCTGGACAGATGCAGGCTCAGAGCAAGACCGCCGCTCCGGCTGCTCTCGCTCCTCTTCTTGAGGGTGCGGTCGCTGGTGAAGCAGCCGGTGCCGCTGAGGGCGGCGCTGCTTCTCAGTTGATGGGTGTTCTTCCTGGTGCTGGAGGCATGTCTCCGGCTGGAATGCTCGGTGGCGTGACAGACGCGCTCGCCGGACTCAATGGCGGGACCGATCTTAGCGTGGCTCGCCATACGCCGTTCCAGACCTACACCTTCGCCATCGAGACCAACACCCCTGCCCCCTGGCGGGAGTACCTCCAGACCATCGCCTCAGACAAACTGGTGGCCCTGGCCGCCTGGCGTGACGTGGTAGAGAAGTCCAAGAGGCTTCGGTCCGAGGGCGCGATCGACCTGGAGGTCTTCAAGCCCGAGGTCATCACTGCCTACGTTCAGGGCGACCACGGCCGGTACTACACCACTGTCCAGCGGCTTGGTTCGGTTGCTCCGGGTGTCGGCCGGCAGTTGACCTCGACTCAGGTTTCTGGTTGGTCCTGTGAGTGCGACTGGGGACATTGGGCCTGGATCAGGAAGCGGAGTTTTGTGGGCCGGATGTGCTCGCACGCTTACGCCCTGTTTTCCGAGATGCGGTCGTTGGACGCCAAGTCCCGCAGGAACAAGGGTCAGCCTGGCAGATACGCCAGCGTGGGCAACAAGACCTCTTGGACCCGTACCGAGGAAGGTGGTTTCGAGTGGGTCACTAGCGACCCGACACTTCCTACGGCCGCGATCACTAGGACCGCTTCCGGCTGGAGCGCTCAGATCTGGTCGGACGGGACCGCCGACGACTCCTTGGATCTTGGCACCTTCAAGAACTCGGGGTGGGCTCAGCGCGCGGCTGGCCGGGCTATCAACGCTCACGTCAAGTTCGCCGACGATGGCGACGTGGACGTAGTTGGTGGGAGAGGCGATTTCCCTCCAGGTGGAGAGACCGGTTACGACAACCCGTACACCGAGGAAGGCGAGTCTTCACCGGAGCCGGTGTTGGACCCGTACGAAGAGGGTCCTGGTCCTGGCATCCAGGAGAGCAAGACTCGTGTCGGCTCCTTCTCCGTTTTTGCAGAGCAGAATGACGGCCAGGACGATGAGGGGCCTGAGGAGACCGACGACGGTATCGAGGAGGATGACGCCGACGATGACGAGTCTCTTGACGAAGAGATCGCTGAGGACGAAAACGACTCGGCCGATGGCTCTCAGGACGAAGGCGAAGAGCCCGAGCCGGCCGACGACGGCGGACACGACGAGCCACACCAGCGCGACGATGGCGATGAGGACGAAGGCGAAGGCACCGACAACCCCGGTGACGACTCGGACGACGAGGGGATCGAGAAGACCTCCTCTGTTGCCGAACTCCAGCAGCAGTTCGGGCTGACCCACCTGGCCGGAGCCGATTATTCGCTGGCCGAGCAGGACAAGTTGGTCCGCGAGGGAGATGGCAGGACCGCGCGGAATCGCTCGGACCTGAATCTGGCTGGCACTCACTACGAGGCCAGCGCTACGGCTGAGTCACCCGAGGATGTCCTGTCATTTCTGTTTTGAGAGGGTGCTCTGACGCCAAAAGATCAAATGCGCAGAAACGGACCATGGTAGCTAGATGCTCGCAGACCATCAGATTCGTACAAACATAGTTCTTGGACACATTTCCGTATCCCCTTATCTTGCTTCCCTTATTCAGCCGGCAAGTCTTGATTTGAGACTGGGGTCTGACTTCATCAGATACCTCAAACCGGATCGGCCCATTGATCCTGAAAAACCAGATCGTGAGTTTGAGAGGATCAACGGTGTCGAGGAGTATGCCATCCGCCCAGGAGAGTTCCTCTTGGCCACCACCCTGGAGAGAGTTGGCATAAGCCCGAACATTGCTGCCAGGGTGGAAGGGAAGAGCACTTTGGGAAGGCTTGGCTTGATCATCCACTCTACTGCTGGTTTTGTAGATCCTGGGTTCAAGGGGAACATCACCTTGGAGATGACCAACATTAATTCCAGGCCGATCATTCTCAGATCTGGCATGAAGATCTGCCAGATCTCTTTCTACCGGATGGACTCACCAGTCGAGCGACCGTATGGTCACGAGAAGTTGGGGTCTCATTACCAGAACCAGTCTGGTGTTACTCCAGCAGCGGCTTTGAGGCCAACTCCCTAGCCTACTGACCCTGTTTTCCTGATAGTGGTTGGTCAGGTCTTCTCCACTCGTTCTGATGTGGTGGAGAGGAGACTCGGTGACGATACGCAAGTATGCGAGTGTTGATGTTCAGATCAGCGCCGCAGAGGTCATCGGCTCTCTCAGCGCACCCTTCGGGAAAGGGTCGATCGCCAAGTTCGGCAGCTTCGCCTTCAAGCCTCGCCCAGGGTATGTCTACCCGCGCGTGCGAGCCATCTCGGCGAGAATCAATAAGAACTTCGACGGCTTCCCTTCTGAGGAGTTGCAGAAGGCTGCGCACACTTTCCAGGGTCGTCCGGTCTTCGTAAACCACAACAACCAGGACCCTGAGCGAACTCGTGGTGTGATCTTGGCCTCGCAGTATCACGGTCTGGGTGAAGATCCGCACATCACCATCCTCCCTGAGGTGGATGCCCTCACTTTCCCAAACTTGGCTGAGGACATTATCAAGGGAAACATGGACTCGGTGTCCATGGGGTGCGATGTTGATAATTCGACTTGCTCGTACTGTGGAAACGTAGCCACAACGGCTGAAGAGTTTTGCAACCATATTCTCAACAACAAGGGCCAAGAGTTGACCAAATTGGTCAATGGACAGCCCAAGAGGATTTTGGTCTACGAGATTTGCCGAGGTCTCAACTTCTTCGAGATCTCATTCGTCTTCGACCCCGCCGATGAAACCGCAGTAATGCAGGAGGTCATCGTGCCGGATGGAGTCAAGATGTCTTCTGCTGCTAGCCACTCGCATGGCTTTGTTGGTCCTGATGGTGTTAACTACACATACGCTGCTGTGCCTACTGTTTCAATCACCACTACATCTACCCCTGGATTGAATGTGGTGACCAACGCTGGCCAACTCACTAGGACAGCAGCGAACACCCATGTGGCCTATGGAGAGATGATTGCTCCCCCGAAGGTCGACACGCTTCGTGATGACGATGTTTGCCCGCAGTGTGGTTCCGAATTCAATGGGATCGAGTGCGACAACTGTGGCTACATTACTCCTCCGGAAGAGCTTCAGGACCCAGACACTAAAAAGGCTGGGGATGTCCGTGACGACGACGATAACGAGTCGGACGGCGATAACGAGGATCTCGATTATTTTGGTGACGACGATGGCGAGGACTCGGACGACGAGGACGAGTCAGACGAAGACGAAGAAGAAGATGGCGAGCCCAACCCATACGACCTGTATAACGGCCAACCTAGAAAGGAGGGCAATGTGAGTAGAGGAACAGCCGTCCAAGCGAACGTTGGCCAGGCTCTCGCCCAGCGGAGGCTGGCAGAAGCGCAGCGTCGCCTTCAGGCTCTCGGCGAGTACCCCCTGTACGAGGAGGGTGTTGACACGGGCGAGAACATCGCCAGCGACCCACCTGCTCCAGAGGCACCGGCTTGTGGCGACGATGAAGCTCAGGCTTCTCCGGACCTGTCGACCACGGTTGAGAACCTCGACCAGAACGCTTCGGCCGGCGACTTCGGTGCTCGTGAGCAGGTGATGTCGTCAACTCGCCGTCGTGCCGATGAGGTCGGTAGTGGTGGTGAGGCAGCGCCCGACGACCGTGAGGATGTTGAGGCCCCAGTCGCTAACATGGTCGACCCTGACGCCACCGAAGAGCAGTACGACGCGAACGCCTGGGACGCCAACGCGGGCGACAACGCCGCCTTCGATAACGAGCACTCGGATGAGACCGAGGCCATGGTCCCGGACGGAACTGGACGGACTCCGATGCAGGCTGGTGCGGCCACGAAGACAGCGATGGTCCTGAAGCGGGCTTCTGCTTCTCAGGTCTATCAGCTTGCCGACCTCTACACGGAGCTTGGCCTGGTGCCCTACGAGCAGCGGTATGCCGCTATCGCTGAGATCGAGAAGATGCCGCAGATCGTGGCCGCTCACACCATCAAGGTGCTTGGCCGGGTCAAGGAGGTCTTTTCGACTCAGATGCCGGCTGGTCGAGTGGCCCGTACAGCGGGCACGATCCCGGCTCTCGGAAAGTCTGCTTCTGCTCGTACGCCTTCGATGGCACGGGCGGCGGAAAACAGAAGGCTCGCTTCGAGCGCAGAAGACACTCTTCTGTTCGTTCACTGAGTTGTAGAGAAGGAGGAAAGGCAAAAAATGTTCAGGATTAACAACATCACGAACATCACACAGAAGCGCACCCTGCGTCCGCTCTACGCTCAGCACCAGGCGACGCCGTACGGCGGCTTCCTGTCAAGCTCGTGGACCAAGGCAGTGGACATCTACCCAGGCATGGTCATGGCCAAGCTTGCGGGCGAGGTCTTCACGCTGGCTGGTACCGCGTCTGGCGGTGGTGTCCTTCCGGCAACCGCTGGTCTGATCCGTGGCTTCGGCCTGTCAGCGCTGTTCGTTGCTCCGACGCTCGGAGTTGACGAGACCCAATACCCACACGACGACAGCCTCAACGTCTTCACGGTGTGGCAGGGCGGACCGGACGCGACGTTCGAGATCATGGCTCCGGCCTTCGCGACAACTCAGTCGTGGTCTGAGTCTGCTTCTTCGGACGGCGGCGTGATCATGCTCGGCATCACTAACGCCTCGCACGCTGATGGCCCCGGCAAGTTGGCTCTGATGGACGGCTCCAACGTCATCGAGACGCCGATCGCTCGGCTGATTCAGTACAAGCCGTCTGGCGGCGCAACCGGTGTGAGCCCGTACCTGGGCTCTGGTGTGACTGGCGCAAGCATCATCGTTCAGTTCAACCCAACTGCGGTCATCCTCGCGGACCAGACCCCGTAACCGGAAACAACTAGAAGAGGATCGAAGGGAGGAACAGGCAACATGTCAGCACTTGTGGCAGTCGGTTCAGGTCTACAGCGCCAGGCTCGTGCTTCTGACGAGTACGTACGGGACATCGTGCAGGCCCAGCGCAAGTTCGGCGCGGCGAAGCTCTCGAACGCTCAGAAGCAGCAGAGGCTTGCGCAGATCTTGTCCGACAAGACGGGCGGTCTTCAGCGGCTCGGTCAGCAGATGATCGGCCCGATCCAACTGAAGCTGCGCTACCAGGGAATCGTGAGAAACGTCCTTCTCGAAGATCCTCTGACACCAGGTGTGCCGATCGAGTACGACGTTCTCGATGACTATGGGCAGGCTTATCTGCTTCACGGCAACGAGGGCGAAGTCAAGATCACACCGTTCGAGGGCAAGCGTGCACCGATCGGTCTCTTCCGGATCGCCACCTTCCCGAAGGTGAAGAAGGAAGACCTGTACATGCTCCGCGTCAACATCGTGGAGTACGCGCAGGACGAGTCGAAGCAGGCCATCATGAAGCAAGAGGACTCGCGCCTCGTCACGCTTCTGGAGGCTTCGGTCACCAACTACGTTTCCAAGGACTTCCTGGTGGCGTCGGGTGACCCGCACTCGCACTCGATCTCCGTGACCGGTGGCTACATCAGCCCCAACGTCCTGTACGACGCCGTGAGCACCACTGACGAGCACGAGCTTGACGCTGCGCGTCTGCTTTTCTCGCCTCGTGGTTACCGCGATCTGTACCGCTGGGACATCAACACAACTGGTTGGGCCTTCAAGGACCGCGTGGTCGCGGGCGAGCGGGTCGTCCAGTTCGGTGAGTTCCAGATCGGCAAGAGCATCATGATTCCGAAGACGAAGGTCTACTTGACCCCGGCTCCGGAGTTCCTGGGCGTCATGCCGGTCATGTACTCGCTCGATGTCGAGGACAACCCGCAAGTGGAGCAGTTCCACAAGGGTTGGGTCATGGACGAACTGATCGGTATGGCCATCCTCAACCCGCGCGGCATCGTCCGCATGACCAAGGTCTAAGTTCTGATCTCGGGTGAGGAGCTTCGGTTCCTCACCCAGATCGGACCTAACCCTGATTCCTCGAAGGGAGGAACGGAGAATGGGACGTAATGTCGTAACGGCAGCAGCGAACGTTGCTCTGCCATATCAGCCATCAGGGACTTCTGGCCTGAACTCGCGCACGATCGTCGCTTCGGGGACTCTGGTCACGCTGAACGATGCTGAGTACGCGGCTCTGAGCAGCACTGCTTTCTCAGGCGGAACACTGCTTGACGCTGGGAACCCTGACGCGGCTGGCGGTGCTTTTGTCACCAAGAGCAAGAGCCCAACGAACTCGACGGTCGACTTGTTCAACGTCGTGGGAAACGTGAAGGTTGTTGAGCTTTTCGGTCGGGTCACTACGGTGATGGACGCGACTGCGACAACCCTCAAACTGGCTTTCGACGCCACCGTGACCGGTGCGGTGACGGACCTGTCCGCCGCTGGCACCATCACTAGCGATCCGCTCAACACGCTGTACTCGATCGTTGGTGTCGCGGCGACTGCCCTGACCGAATCAGCCGGCATTTACCTGCTGCCGGCTGTCAAGTTGCCCGCTGAAGGAATCATCCTCCCGGCCGGTAAGATTCAGGCGACCGGAACCGCTGCGAACACTGGCGTCATCGAGTGGACCTGCGTCTACGTTCCGCTGTCGTCAACAGGCGCAGTCACCGCTGCTGCCTAACCAAGCTTGGGGCCAGATTATCCTCCCCGGAGTCTGGCCCCAATTGGTTCTTCCGGGGAGATAACAGAAAAGGGAAAGGCATGACCACACCGACGCCGATCATTCGGCAAGATGGAACGGTGGCCAAGCCTGAAAACCCTGAGCGTCATGGGTTCTCTCGTGAGGATTTCACAGGTGGAGCTTTTCCATCTGCCTCACAGCAGAGCGTACACCCGGACAGCGCTCAGCGTCTTTCAGGCGAGATCCGGCCAGCCGACCTGAGAGACTACGATGGACCGTTGTTCGTCATCAACAAGATGAATGACATGATCTCGCATGACGATGGTAAGGGCAATGTCCTGCGCATCGAGCCGAAGTACCACAGAGACCACATCACTCAGCTACCTAAAGAGGTGGCTTTGCACCGTGGTTTCCAGCGCCTTTGGCGGACTGGTCGTGTACAGGTCACTATTGATCCGGCCATCGAGGACTACTTGAGTCTGGCGGACAGTCCGGATGACTTGGGTGGCATCCTCCCGTACACCATGGACGCCGGACAGAACAAGGATCTGACCCCGCTGGAGTGCTTGATCTGCCACGAGCAGGTCTTCCTGTCCAAGGAAGATTTGGACAATGGGCAGCCGGCACTGTGTGACCTCCACATCGACTCCGGCTCGATGATCGAGCGGGTCCCGAACGCGAACGGCGACCTGGTGTGGAAGATCAAAGACACCGTAGTGAGAAGGTCTCTATGAGCCTCTTCATGGTTGATTCGCGAGAGCACAGTGGTTTAACGAGCACTTCTCCTGGTGATGTTTCTGGTTACGCTTCCAGCAACTCAATTCTAGACCTGTGCACGAGCGTTGATCGCGTGGCGAAAGAGTATGAGTTGCTCAAGATGTCTCAGGTCGCTGATCTCACCTGGATTGTTGGTGAGTTGAAGATGGTGCTCATCCACTGGGGCGATACCGAGATCCTCAACGCCGTGACCAAGGAAAGAGTGCAGCATCTTATGTCGGCACTCTCCGACAAGATCAAGGAGGGCTGATGACTCTACCAGAGGGTGTGCAGCCATCAGGGCCAACGCCAGTCGAAGCTCCGGTTGCTCCTGTGGTCGAGCCGACTTCTGAAGCCACTGTCGAATCTACTTCTTCAGAGGGGACAGTGACGGCCGAGGCTCCAGAGGATGCGTCTGCGGAAGATGCGTCCGACGCCGAGCTTCGTATGTGGGCTCGGGACAACGGTATCGAAGATGTACCTGGGAGCGGGAAGCTTTCGGCCACCTGGCGCGAGACGATCACGACCGCGATGACTGCTGCGCTAGACCCAAAAGACGAGGCTTCTGCGGAGGATACCTCACTAGCGTCGTCTACATCATCGGAGACGACGATGGATGGGGAGGAAGCTTCTCCCTCAACTGAGCCGGAGCCGGTCGCTGAGTACCGAAGTGTGTTCCAGGCCCCGGCCACTTGGGTGTCGAGCCAGACGTTCACAGCCTAGCGATGAGGGAAGGAGAGAGCAGTGGCGTCAAACTGGCCGGCTAGCTTGGACAATTTCAACATTCCAAGCAGCCCCGGCACCACTGCTCTCTCTTCCGCTGGCACTGGTTCTAGGAACCATGTTCAGCACCATCGCGACCTTGGTGATGCCATTGAGGTGATGCAAGCAGAGGCCACCCTGCTCGTGCACTCTCATGACGGGTCTACCGCGAGACACGGAAGCAAGCTAGACCAGGACAACACTCATGAGAGTGCTGACACCGATTTGGCTCCTTCTTCTATACATCATACTTTGGGTCATGGAGCCAACCAATCTGCTCCTGGCGACCACGCTGCTTTAATTGAGTTTGAAGACACCCATGCTGGGGCTGTTGCTTGGCCGGTGGGTTCCATCTTTATGACCACTACGGCAGGCAACCCTTCAGGTGATTTTGGTGGAACCTGGGTTCAGATTCAAGACTCCTTTCTCATTGGTGCTGGTGGGTCTTACACCTATACTGGTTCTGTTGTTCCCAATGTCACCACTCACACCCACACCATTGCTGACACAAGCTCCGCTGGCTCTCATAGCCACACCATTGCTACTCCGACTGGTGATGTGGGTGTCCACTCACACTCTGTTGGCAGCACCGGGTCTGCATCTGCGACCCACTCTCACTCTGCTGGAGGTAGTGGCCAGACTCACTCTGCTGGAAGTAGTGGTGGAAATTCTGCTCTTACAAATCATTCAGCACACAGTTTGAATAGCAAGAGTAGCTCTCACTCTCATTCTGGTGGAGCTTTGAATAATAGTGCTGCCAATCACAATCATACTATTGGCTTTACATCTGATCCAGGTAGCCATTCTCATACTGCAACTGCTTCTTCTCCGTCACATCTTCCTCCATGGCTTGCTGTTTACACGTGGCAGAGGACAGCCTGATGGCTACTCTATTCCCTGGAGCTAATGACTCCTTCTCCGAGCCTTCTGCCCCGTCTTCCACCCCTCTTGATAGTGATGGCGGGTCTGGCCGGGACATGTGGGAAGCTCATCGGGACATGGGCGATGCCATCATGGCGATGCAGGCCCAGGCCACCCTCCTAGCACACACACACGACGGCTCGACCGCTAGGCACGGCTCCAAACTGGCTCAGGCAGATACCCACCAGTCGGCCGACACAGACTCTGACACAACGGCGATCCACCATACGATCGGGACCGGGGCGAACCAGGGGGCAGCGGGCAACCATTCTCACGGCGCTGTGGTTGTGTGGCCTGTTGGAGCAATCTTCATCACCGAGGTCGCGGGCAACCCATCGGGGTCACCTCACAATCTCCCAGGTACGTGGACAGAGATCACTGGTAGGTTCCTGGTCTGTGCAGGAAGCACATTTACTGCGGGTTTGACTGGTGGCAGTGATTCTCATACCCACAGTGCTACTTTCGGCGACTCTGGTGGACACTCACACACCTCCCCTACTTCTGGTGCTAGTGATTCCCATGCGCACTCTTCTGGCAACGTGGGCTCTGCCACCTTTGGCCATGATCATGATTTTAGCAATAGCACCAGTGCCAGCACTGGCGTTGCCTCTCCTGGATCTGGTGCTGGTTCCTACACTATTGTTTTGATTCATAGCCACGATACAGGATTAAGTAACGTTACTGCACACGCACACTCTGTGAATAACACGAGCACTGATGGGTCTCACAGCCACACGGTTGCTAATACTGATAGCGAGGCTTCGCACACTCACACCTCTACCATCAACTCAGCAGCCAACATAAACCTTCCCACTTACCTCGTGGTGTATGTGTGGAATAGGACTGCATGATGCCTACCAACTTCCCTGTCTCTGATGATGTCTTCAATGTTCCTTCGACTCCAGTCAGCACTCCACTGGGGAGTGTTGGTGACGGCAGTAGGACTCATGCGCAGCATCATCGAGACCTGGGTGACGCGCTCGACGAGATGCAAGTGCAGCAGTCGTTGTTGGCGCACTCCCATGATGGCGAGACCGATCGCCACGGCGTGAAGTTGCTGCAAGCTAATACTCACCAATCAGCAGACACTGATTCTGGTCCAACATCTATTCACCACACTATCGGTTCTGGGGTCAATCAGTATTCGTCAGGAGATCACACTCACCCTGTTGTTATTACTTACCCCGTGGGTGCGTTTTTGTTCTTAACAGTTTCAACTAACCCAGCCGACTTGGGAATTATTGGAACTTGGTCTTCTGTTGGGCAAAGATTTTTGGTTGCTCAGGGTGGAGCCTTAGGACTTTCTGCTGGGTCTATTGGAGGGTCCAATTCTCACAACCATACTATTGATGCCTCTACTAATACTTTAGCTGCACACGACCACTCTCTTACTAGCGGATCTACTGGCAATGGTGGAGGTCATTCACACACGGGTGGCTCTATTAACAACAATGGCATATCACATACGCACACACTATTCTCTGCTGGTCTTGGCACTGGATCAACTAACTCCGGAAGCTTTACGTTATCAAACAATGACCACACTCATACATCTGGTAGTGATTCCGCTTCGCATGGCCACAGTGCTTCTGGAGTCAATGCTGTTGGCGATCACGCTCACTCAGTCACTACTACAACTGGCTCTGGCGGCTCTCACTCACATACGAACACATCTCCAATAGGCACTACAAACAACTTGGTGCCACTGTTCGTTGTTTATATGTGGAAGAGGATTTCGTAGGGAGAGTCCGTGCCGATCGTCGCAGGTGACATAAAGATCAAATTGTCCACCAAGAGTGGTTCGGCTGGGAACACTCTTGCTCAGGGCAACGTGAACGCTGCGCTCGGCAAGTACATCTCTACAACTGAGTTCGTAACTGCCACCGGCAACAACCTCTTCGACAATGTGACTGGTGCTGAAAATGCAGCCAGTGCAGTCGATTATCGCTGTCTTTTCGTCCACAACACACACGGGGCGATTGCTCTGGAGAACGCGGGAATCTACTTGTCCTCGCAGGTGTCTGGCGGGACCGTTCTGGCGATTGCTATTGATGATGTGGCGGCTTCTCCGATTGGATCTTCGTCAGCACAAGCCTTCATAGCCACCAACGAGACCACAGACCCGGCTGCTGGGGTCGGGGCCTTCTCTTCTCCTTCCAGTGCCGGCTCAGCTCTCTCTCTTGGGACGATCCCGGCTGGCCACTGCAAGGCTTTTTGGGTTCGTAGGACGGCCGCCAACACAGTCGCTGTCGACGATGACGGAGGAGCTTTTGTTGTCATCGGAGACACATCTGCTTAACAGGCAGACCAACTAAGGAAGGAAACTCATGGGAAAGGTAGCCCCCGACGCCACCATTGACTCGATGTTTGACTACATCGACCAGTGCGATCTGATGACGATTTGCAACGCGGAGCCGACCACATACACCGAGGCCGTCACTACGTTCAAGCTCGCTGACGTGGCGCTCACCCCGGACACTGATTTCACGAAGGCCGATGGCGACACCAACGGTCGCAAGGTGACGATCGCAGCCAAGAGCGCTGTGCCAGTAGACACTTCGGGCACAGCGACGCATGTGGCGATCGTCCGCACTACTGGCACCACCCTGCGTTACGTCACCACCTGCACCTCACAGGCGCTCACGTCGGGCAACACAGTCAACATTCCGGCTTGGGATATTGAGGTCGCTGACCCGACGCCATAAGGAGACCGACAATGAAAAACCGCTTATACGCTTCCGTGGTTATCATGGTCGTAGCTCTGGGAGCAATTTCCATTGCAGCGCCAGCGAGTGCAGATCCACCGGCGCTAGAGGATCGAATCATGGCCCTAGAGGCGCAAGTAGCGGCGTTGCAGGATCAAGTAAATGCGCTACCGCCAGCTCTATACTCCAAGAATGAGTCCTTCTCATATCCGGTAGGACAAAGCTCAAACACTTTATTGTGCAACAGTGGAGACAAGGCAACAGGTGGTGGCTATCGGCTGCATTCGTCCGTTCATGGAATTGATGTCTTGGAGAACAATCAGACTCTTTCATTAAGCGGTTGGCTTCTCCTAATCAACAACACCGCCGGTAGTGCTACAAGTGCAGAGATCTTTGTCGTATGCCGCGATGATGCCCCGTAAGGGCTGACCAATGGCCTTTCCCACCATCCCTACGAGCGGTGCCGGTCGTATTGTTAGTTCGGCCAATACGAGCCCGGCCGGCACTCACACTTTTCCCAACCTGAACACACTCACCGCACCCTCCGGTGTTCTAATCATCGCCCTGTGTATCATGTACGATGGCAACTCGACCGACAACGAGTTCTCCGGTTGGGGCGGTGGATTTAGCGAGTTCGTCGATCAGGCGACGGGCACAACCATGGGTATCGGTGCAGCCTATAAATGGTCGTCCGGGTCTGAAGACGGAGCGTTTACGGTCACGTCGGCGGACACATCAACCAATGACTCTCAGTGCATTCTGCTGGCCATTCCCGGTGCACACCCCTCCACCCCGCCTGAGGGTGGCACGATTACCAACGGAACGGCAGCGGCAGCGGATATCGCTGCACTCAACCCGGCCGGTTGGGGCACTGAGGACACACTATGGATAGCGGTCTGCGGAGCCGGTGAAACATCGACCACTGGCTCGTTTACCGCTCCATCAGCAGCGCCGACCAACTACACCAACTTGTTTGTCACCGCGCTCACCGCCGACGTGGTGGGTGGAGTTTACGGGGCGGTCGCATTCCGGCAACTCAACGCCGCATCCGACGACCCGGCCACGTTCACTATAGACACATCCAACGCCCGCAACTCGGCGCTGTTGATAGCGGTACGTCCAGTTGAGAACACCAACCTTGTTGTCGCGGATGCGACACAGGCACAAGCGACTGATGCGATTGCCCTAACCCAGGTACATGAGCTTGTTGTTGCTGACGCCACTCAAGCGCAGTCAACCGATGCAATTGCTTTGATCCAGGTTCACAATCTGATTGTTCAAGACGCGACTCAATCTCACACAGTCGAAAACCTAGTCCTGACTCTTGTGACAGATCTAGTTGTACAGGACGTTGCTCAAGTTCAGACGGTTGATAGCCTCACCCTTGCTCAGGTTCACGTCTTGACAGTGGCTGATGCAACTCAAGCACAGTTTACTGACGCGATTGCTCTTACGCAGGTTCATCAACTTGTGGCTCAAGATGCCATGCAAGCGCAGGCAGTCGATGCGATTGTCCTAACTCAAGTTCATGCACTTGTGGTTCAGGATGCGATTCAGGCAGAGCTGGTTGACAATATTGTCCTGACTCAGATTCATGTGCTTGTGGTGGGCGATGCTCTGCAAACTCACATAGTTGACAATTTGGAGTTGGAGGAAAACGAGCCTGGGGGAGATCTTGTTGTTCAGGATTCTGCGCAAGCTCACACGGTAGACAGCCTTGTTCTGACACAGGTTCATGAACTTGTTGTCCAGGAGGCTACTCAGTCTCACTTTGTTGACAGCCTCTCCCTGACTCAAGTTCATGCGCTCGTGGTTCAGGACGTTACTCAAGCTGAGTTAGTTGACAACATCGTCTTGATTCAGGTTCATCAGCTAGTTGTCCAAGATGCGACTCAAGGCCAAACGATCGACAACTTAGCGATTACTCAAGCATATAGCCTGATAGTCAATGATGCGGCTCAAGCTCACAGTGCCGAAAACGTCGTATTGGTTCAGGTTCAGGATCTTGTTGTTCAGGACGCAAGGCAGATTCACACGGCTGGCAACATTGGTTTGGTTGTTGGTCTGATTGTACAAGATTCGATACAAGATCACATAGTTAGCAACATAACTCTTGACGGGATAACCGTTAAGGACGCTAGACATACCCACAGGGCCGACAACATTGTCTTGTCTCTAAATATGGTTGTGGCCGATTCGACTCAGACCCAGACTACCGACAATGTTGTCTTAAGATTCGCTTTCTACCCTGGGAAGGTGTTTTCGCTTGAGTACGATGTTAGGAAGCAAGTCTCAAGGAGCTTTAGCATCAAGTACGGTGTCAGGGTCCCTGTCTCTCCACCAAAGACATTTGAGGCTCAATATGACGTTAGGCAGAGGATAGAAAAGTCATCTACGGTTGTTTACGATGTTGACATTGTTGGGATTACCCAGGTCTCCAGAGAGTTCGAAATTAGGTACCACACTTTGAGCTTGGCAGGGCAAGACCTGGGAGGCGTTGTCTCAAGCCCTTTGGCCATTGATTCATCTCAAGGAACGGTCGCAGAGACGATGGAGATAGACTCGGTTATCGTCATAGAGGCTTTGAGGGCTGGTTCTACTCAGATCGTGACGACTTCGTTCTAATTGGTAGCGGCTGACGCCAAGGGAGGGTGACGTGCCGGTTTCTCCTACCGGGGACTACATTTACAGTCCTTCGCTTCGGCAGTCTTCGGTTGTTCGCAACCAGATATCTCGCTTCGGTATTGCCACCATTGGAATTCGGGTTACTGGGTCTTCTGGGGCCGTTGATGCCGACACCTCGACGGTTGAACTTAATATTTACCAGGAGAGCGACTTTGATGATGTGGACCCGATCGGACCTCTAATCATCACTGCCACAGAGGGCGTTGACATCGACCATCCTGAGGTCGGTGTTTATACCTACACCATCAACCCTCCGGTGACCAACATCGTGTGCCTACTCAAGGCCGTCTGGACCTACCAGGTCGGCGGGGTCAACCTGACCTACACCGAACACCTTCAGATCCGCGACCCCATGCCGACCTACGACGGGTTCAGTGATGACGAGAAGGGGGCGGTTCAGATGATCGTCAACCTCTTCGCCGACAGCTACGACAGCACGACCGGTGGACCCCACCTGATCGAGGAGTTCCAGACCAAGTTCACCAATGAGCGGATCGCGCAACTGCTTAACTGGGCAGTCCAGAAAATGAACATGACTAAGCAGCCCATCACCGGCTGGATGCTTTCCACTCCGGGTACGGCTGGCAACTTTCCACCACCATACTGGGGCTTGCTCATCATGGGCGGCTACATTGAGGTGCTCAAGCACTTGGTTAGGTCGTATGTCGAGCAGCCCGATATTCGCAATGCTGACGTGGCCTATCTGGATAGGCGAGATTACCAGCAGCGCTGGAAGGCCGTTCTGGAAGACGAAAAAGAGCAGTACGATCAGATGCTCGTCCTTGTCAAGCGCAAGATGATGAATCTTGGCGCCTCGTCAATGCTGGTCTCTGGTGGCATGTTCGGAGGTTCCGGTAGAGGGGGGCTGTTTGTCGCTGGTGGGTACGCAGCCGCTACGAGGTCAATGCGGTTCTACCCGGCTGCGCCTTCCGTCTCGTGGGGAGGGATCGCTCGCTAATGCTCTCTCGAATCGCGCGAGCGCTGGACTCGATCTGGCACACAGCAGATCTTGAGCATGGAGATCCATATGAGGACGATGACGAGGAGGGTTGGTTCCGTGACAAGCACAATATGTACGCTACTCACGGGAGCTACGACAACAACGAAGAGTTGATGACGCTGGTCCCCGGCTGGGATGAAGCCAAGCGCAAAGGCTGGAAGCCTCTTGGCGGCGGCGGCGGTCCACTTGCTTATCGGGGAACTGGAGATCGGTTCGAGTTTATTGCGCCCAAACATCTGAATCCAGATGATGACCATTGGGGCAGGATTCAACAGCGATGGATCAGGTACTCCCAGGGTGAAGGAGGTATGCAGGAGCCGTATGCGATGCACACCGACACCTTTAAGGACGCTGCCGATGACCGTAATCTTCGTGGTTGGAACCTATACCAGAACCATTACGATCCGGAGACGGAGCAGTTCCATCGGGTGTTGAACGATAAGTACCCCATTGATCGTTTGGGTCCTGGGGCGCATACTGATGTTTTCAAGGACCATAATGGTGGTCCGGGTTATTTCGACAACGTTAGGTTATGGGCTGAGAAGAAGGACAAGAGATTCCGGGGTGAAGCCTGATGGGAGTGGTGAGGCTGCCTCAGCCGTACGCGAGCAATCACGTCGCCATGCAGAACATGGAGGCGCTTCAGACTGTTGGTGAAGAGATCATCTACTTGTCGATGTACCACGTCAATATCGACGCAGGCACGCAGCCCAGATGCGAGGACTACGACCCCGACTATAACCAGGATGATCATTTCAAGTGCACCATCTGCTACGGGACGACATTCGATGGTGGGGTCAAGGCAGCGTGCCGTGCTTGGTCGATTGTCGGAGACGCTCAGAACATTGAGGATTTCTCCAAGCAGGGTGTTTTCAACAAGGAACGTGTAACTGCTCAGGTTGAGATTACTCCGGTCACAATGTCCAATGACTACATCATTCGGGTGGCCAGATGGTCGGACACCCACGTTCCACTTGTGCTCGGAGACCGCTACATCATCGAGGACGTTGGAGTCAGATCGGTTAGGACCGGAGCTAGGTACGGTCAGGTTTACCGCCAGGACTATTTTGGCCAGAAGACTTACATGAGCAAAGTGGACCCCAACCATCCGATCATGTTATACCCAGTGTCGCTGGTAGACCCAATGCCAAGGCTTGAAGAGCCACTGTCTTATGGCATCGAGATGTATGGCGGCAACCTGTGAGGTTTCGCCTGCCTCGATCGCAGTCTCGGAAGATGTCCGAAATCGCGGTGCAGCGCGCTCGGGAGTACGGCGACCGCCGTGGTTGGCGTGGGACTCGCTATCTGGAGCCGGTGGTGCAGAAGGGTGTAGTTGGCATTAAGGTCACCCGCCAGTACCTGCTTTGTCAGAACTACGGAACCAAACCTCGTGTGATGTACGAGCTTGAGGGCAAGGTTGTTCCGATGAAGGGAGGACCAAGGAGGGCCAAGGGGGTCGGCCAACCTGGCTGGGTTACCCTTCCTGGTGGGGTCAGAGTGTTCCGCCAGCAGAAGTGGCGACACCCTGGCATCAAGCCGACGCACTTCTTGGAAGAGGCCATCCAGTTCGCTATTAATAAGGATAAGCACAACTTGCAGAACTGGCTTATGGCGATTGTGGACCCGAACAGAGCTAACGCCATCACGAAGACTGATGCCTCAGACGCGACGAGGATCGACTGATGCCTGAATTCCCTCCACTTGTTACAGGCGAGGCCGGTCAAGGTCTACTTATTGCTCCGGCTAAGAAGACCATGATCAGGGCTCTTCGGGCAACCTTCACCGCCTTGTACCCAGACACCAAGCTCGCAGACATAAACACCGCTATGGAGTACCCATATCTAGAAGAGGAATATCCAGGTATCTGGGTTAGGTTTAGTCCTCACAAGATTCAGTCTTCCGGGCTAGACCCTACGCAACAGACTGATGAAGAGATTTTCATAGTTTGGCACTTTGAGGGAACCTTCAATTTGATGATCTTCGCCTTGTCGTCTAAAGAACGAGATCTCATCTCAGATGGCTTCATTGAGGCGTACGCTTTCGGAACATTGATGCCTAGCGCCAGTGTGTTTGCGTCAACTCTTCTCGCCTCTGAACTCATCAACATGACTCTTCAGTCTGACATTTTGACTCCTGGTGGTCAGACTGAATCTGTAGGTACTCCCTGGGATGACGATAAGTATGTCTATCAAGATAGTTACTCGTTTGAGGTAGTCGGCCAGGTCAGGTCTAGAGTTCAGCCAGATGTCGTCTTCACCAACCTCTCCGAGATCCAGGTTAGTTCTACCCTTACCAACGTCACCGGTGCTCCAGATAACTCGATTGGAGATGACGGTAATGGGGAGTGGCAATAGGTTCTCGTAGTATTTGTTGACCCGAGAAGGAGCTTGATGACATGACGGCACCCAACTTCTCAAGGTACGTGCCACCTGGCGTGTACACCGAGAGTGTCGCTGGTCCCTCTGTCGGCATCTCCACGCTGACTCCATCCGCAGTCGGCATCTTCGGAACGACCGTGGGTTTCAGGAATTTCACAGACGTGTTCGTGGTGCCGGCTGACGCGGCTGGTCCGACTCCTGTGGCGTTCGGCCCACTGACGAAGCTGGGAGCAGCAGATACCACGATCGTCATTACCGACGTGAACACCGGAGTGGTCTACGTCCCGGTCACCGACTACGCTGTGATTCAGGACTCTGGAGACGACACGGTGCTTGACACCAATGACGACTCCTTCACCTTCACTCGGGTGCTCGGTGGCGACCTTGATGCTGGTGCTACGGTCCGGGTCACGTACCAGTACACCGACGCCACTTTCTTTGATGCCACGACTTTCATTGACACCTTCGATGTGCAAGACGCTTACGGTCCGGCTTTCGATTCATCCGGCACCCTGACTTCGCCGCTCACTCTGGCTGCCCAGTTGGCCTTCGCTAACGGTGCTACGGAGATCGTGGCCGTGGCCGTGGACTACAGCGGTGCGCCGGTTCTGGCAGATCTCCAGGAGGCCCTGGCCAAGCTTAACGACATCGAGAGCATTGCTGTCGTGGTTCCGGCCACCGGGGACAACACGGTCTTCGGGTCAGTGTCTTCTCACGTTAACCTCCAGTCGGCAAACCGGATGGAGCGCCGAGCGATTGTGGGTGTGGACGGAAGCACTACCCCAGTTAGTTCCGCGACGAGGATCACGTACGCCGAGGCTGTTGCCAATCGTCGTGTGATGATGGTGTCCCCGGCCACGGTCAAATATTTCTCTACCGCAGCCAACCTTGAGGTCACCATCGCCGGGTACTTCATGGCCGCTGCACTCGCCGGAATTGCAGTGTCTCAGGGTGTTGCCCTTCCGCTCACCAGGAAGTTCTTGGCTGGGTTCGCTTCCATTCCAGAGGTTCTTTCCGAGCAACAGAAGAACACCGAGGCCACTTCGGGCTTGTGTGTGATCGAGCAGTTGCGCTCGGGCCAGATCAGGATTCGTCATGGGGTTACGACAGACCCTACGAGTCTCTATACCCGTGAGTGGACAATCACCGGCCAGGAGGACCGCCTGGCTATCTCGATCAGGAACTACCTGGATTCTTCTGGTGTCATCGGGTCTGTCATCTCGAACACAACACTGGCTTCAGTCAAGGCTCAGGTTATTGGCGCGCTTGGCATCCTCCAGGACAACGGCGACATCCAGGCGTGGCGGAACATTCAGACCAGGCAACTGATCAACAACCCAGACGTGATCCAGGTGCAGTTTGAGTGGCAGGCAAGCATCCCGCTCAACTACATCCTTGTGAGGTACAGCATTGACCTCACCACTGGTGATGTGACTCAGACGCAGATCTCAACACCGACATCGCCGCAGGGCTAGGAGAGGGATAGATGGCTGCTTCAGAGACCCGTGTAGGTGGGTCCGCCTGGACCGTCTTCCTGTGGAGCGGTCAGCCGCTCGCGTGGATGCAGGTCTTGTCGGACCGTGCTCCGGCTCCGGTTGCTCCGTCACAGGCCATCCAGCCACTCGACGAGCAACATCCCATCGAGATCGTCACTCCGAGGGCGGTCGGTGCAGGCACACTGACCTTGACCAACTTCGAGCGCTGGAACCAGCAGGTGTGGCAGGAGCTTGCCGGCCTGGAGAACGCGACCTCGATCCTGGACATCTTCGACGCGCAACTCACTCTGGGGAACATCACCTGCAACAAGATCATCAGGGCTCCTGGCTTCCCGAACGGCATCCGCACCAAGGTGTACGAGAAGTGCACCATCACGGATGCCGACGAGTCTGAGGTTATCAACATTGGAACGATGACTCTCCCCAAGGCCATCACCATTATGTACACAAGGCACCACTACATCTGATCCTGGTGGTGCGCGTGGATTACGTTGAGTGGGAGAACATCTCCACAGGTGTTTTCATAGCCAAGTCTGCTGCCGTTTTGTCGATAGAGGAGTGCCCTCTTTGCAAGACGGCCTTCTCCACTGAGCCGGATAGTTTTGGAGAGGTTCAGTGTTTCGGCAGACATGTGTTCGCTGCTGAAGACGATGGTGAGAACTACACCATATCTCACGTCGACAGCATTCCCAAACAGGTGTCTACCAAGTGGGTTATGCATGATGACGCTTATGTAGCCAACTTGGACTCAGATCTAATTGGGTGCCCTAAGTGCCATAGTCCTCTCGACCTGTCTGCGGTTGCCGTGAAAGATACACGAGGTTCGTTCTACGCAGGTTGTGCTGCTGGCCACGAGTTCGACGCTTATGTTAGAGTCCCCCATATCTGGCTCTATGACAGCGACAACGGGCCGTTCACCACGCTGGAAAGGTAAATATGCCTGCTAGAAAAAGGACGATGGCCTCCCTTGAGGGACCTTCTGGCGACGGACTGATTCCACCGGACCCAGACGCCCTTCTCATTGCGCAGCGGAAGGCAGAGATCCAAGCGGCAGCCGCGCAGACGGCTGAGTTAGCGCCTCCGGATCAAGACGCTCTCCTGGAGCAGCGTAAGGCCGAGATGAAAGAAGCTGCTGAAAAAGCACACGAGACGCTGCCGGAGTTGTCCGTTGCCGAGGAGGACGAGGTTGTCGATCTCGTCAACGCCGGGCGCAAGGAGAAGTTTGTCGAGATCTTTGGGCGCAATATCCACTTGCGCACTCTCACCATTGAAGAGGAGTTGAAGGTCTCCGAGATCACCAAGCAGTACATCGGTTCGGATGGTTACCCGCGCGCCTACCGCACTGCTGTGGTCGCAGCCGCCATCAGGACGATCGACGGGAAACTCTTGTTCAATCCGATCTCCGAGCCTGAGTTCGATCAGATCATCGTTAAGAAGTTTGAGAAGTTGCTGAGCTACTACCCGCTGGCTGTAGATCAGGTCTACAACAGGTATCGCGAGATGGAGCTTGAGCTTTTGGCGCTCGTGGAAAAGCTGGGAAAATCCTCAGGCTGAGCCGACGAGTTGAGTTCGAAATCGGCTTGGCCTACAGGTCTGGGAAACTCACCGGAACCAACCAATCCAGGATTCAACGATGGGCGCTCGCGTACCAGCAATATGCCGAGAGAAGAGAGCAGTCAGACCAATATTCTGAAATCAGGAAGTTGCTTCACTTCATTCTTAGGGGCACCGACAACAAATTGTACGAAGCGGCTTACCCAAGGATTGAGGCAGATGACCCTGATGTCATCCCAGGTCATACATATGGGGTAGATGACCTAGAAGGCTTGGAGAAGTTGCTCAGAGATATTGGCGGGGTGACTACGAAGACGCAGGCATCTCTAGGCGGCGACGAGTGGTCTGAGTGGGGGTAGCGGGTGCCTTTTGAGGACCTTACCGGGAACTCTGGGTTCACCAGTGACTCGGAGGGGGCTAACGCCAATCTCGACATCACCATGTCGGACGATTCCGCGCGCAACCTCTGGGATGTTCAGGCGGCCATCCAGCAGATTGCTGCCGATCTTCAGACTGCTGTTCGTAGCGCGGCCGACTTCCAAAGCTACTTGATCTCCATTCGCGAGACCAGCCAGACCATCAGGATGCCCTCGCTGGGCATGGAGGGTGGCGAGGGTGGCAACATGTCCTACTCGGGCGGTCGAGTAGACACCGGTTCAGTTCCACTTATTCAGAGCGAACTGGGGATGGCCAGTCGGATCGGCGAGATGGAGGAGAACGCCAGCGGGGCTGGTGGTGGAGCCATGGCTGCTCGCAATCCTGGCGAGCGCCCGTTTGATGCTGGAGAAGCTGTCAGCCAGATGACCAACCTCGCCTGGATGGCGAGCATGACTGGTTCGCACAACGCGCCACCGGAGACCGTGGCTGCCTACGAGCGGGAGTACCAGTTCGCCCTGAGCAACACAAGGAACGCACAGGTTCGCCGAGCTTCTTTCGGAGGACAGACGGGAACCCCTCGGGCCTACGCTGCCTCACAAATCGTTCGGCAGGGTCTTCCAGCAGCCCAGCAGTTTCTCCACGGTGGCGGTCTAGGTGGTGCTGCCTCGATGCTTGGTCGTCTCGGCACGTACGGTGCTATTGGGTACGCTGCTTACCAGTTAGTCGATGCCGGCCTGGAGACTTACGCCCAGTCGAGGGCCATGGCTATTTCGACCAACAACAGCGACCACGGTATTGGGTGGGGTTTTGGAACAAGAGTCTCCCAAGCCGGAATGGCTATGTCGCCGTTCGTCTCTCAAGAAGACGCTGCTCAGATCTATCAAGCCGCGATCGAACAGGGGTGGGCCAGCAGGGAGAGTGGCGGGTTTGGGCAGGGAGACTTCAGTTCGGCCGTGAACTTCATGTACGGGGCGGCCAAGGATTACAACATGGACCCGGCCATGTCAGCCCAACTGCTTCAGACGAACACTCTTGAGGCCGGGCAGTCTGTTGCTGCGCTCAGCCAGCAACTTCTCACGCTGAAGCAAACTCTGGACGGCACCGGGGTCAGTATGGCGGCTGCGACTGGTGCCTTTACTAGTGCCACCTCATTCTTCATTGGCGCTGGAGCTTCTCCCGCTGATGCCGCCATCATCTCCGGTGGGATGCTCAAGTCGTTCTCTGGGAACACCGTTCTTGGCCCCAACGCTGCTGGTTTGCAGATGTCGGTGTCTGCGATGCAGAACCCCGGTCTACAGAATGTCATTGGTGCTCTCAATGGCAATTTGGGTGCTGCTGCCTTTGCTGGTCCTAACGCTAGACAAGGTGTCGAGACTTATCAAAAGCTTCTCCACACTCTCGCCAAGCAGTATTCTAGCCAGACTGGGACCAGTTGGGAAAATAGGGTAGCCATGTTCATGACTTCCTATGGTCACCTTACTGGGCAGCAGATTGACTTTAACAAGGGCGAGCAGCTTATGACCGAAGCTGCCGCTGACCCTGAGTTCATGACCAGGGGAGAAGATGATTTCGTGGCCGCGACTAGCATGTCTGGACTGCAACATCAGAACTGGGGTCAGCAGGGGTTCCATGGGTTCGATGCTGCACTTGAAAGTTCGTTCGGATCTGGCAGTCACCAGAACAGCACTGCCGCTATCAATTCTCATGAATATTGGAATGAAGAGGTCAACAACCTTTTGCTGAACTCGGGAGACAATCTCGGGAACTTGACCTTGTATGGTCCTAACGGCAAGCCTGTTTCGATGAACGGTCGTCAGGTATCTGGAGCAGATATCGCCTCATGGTTCAACAGCCAGGAGAATTACGCAAAGTTCAATGACCCCAAGGGTGGATACTACATTCAGGATCAGACCGACAAGAGCAAGAACCCCAACAAGTACAACTACTCCAACATTGGTCTCGGAGGATCTAACGCTGAGGCTAGTGCTGGTGGCGGCAGAGACAAGAACACTCTTTACATCACCTTGTCTGATCAGGCCAAGACCCTGATCAACATTAACAGAGACACGTTCCCGCTCGATGACGGGACTGGATGATGACGGAAGCAGCGCTGCTGACGTTCAATGGAGGGGTTCGCAACTTCATCGTCCGAACCAATCCAAACTACATCTCGTACTCGTACAGCCTTAGGACTCAGACCTATCCTACCTACGGTGGCCGGGTGGTGCAGATCCTTGGGGTCAACTATGGAACGCTCTCCGTCGAGATCGAGTCTGGGAGCAAGAGGACGGTCAACGGCAAGGTCGGTGACTATGCTTACTTCAGAGACGTGATCGCGTGGTTTAGAGACACATCGCTCTGGCAGCGTAACAGCAAGCAGCCGATCCAGTTCACGTACCCTGCTCGCAACTACGTACTGAACGTCTTTCTCAAGAACCTGACTATCGCCGACGACCTCCAGAACGTCACTAGGCCGCTTCAGATCGAGCTAGAGATCGAAGACGACTTTACCGGATTGCTTACTGGTGACATCGTTCGGTCCGAATTGGAGTATTTCCAGGAAGGCATCGGGTACGAGAAGACCATGTACAACTTCCTGGAGGAGAACGTGGTCACCAAGGATCAGGTGGCTCATGCAGGAAGTCGCAGAGGGGATCTACCTGACTAATGGCAACTTCGTTCGTTTCCAATGGATCGGTGTCTAGACCATCTAACAATAATCAGAGGCTTGTTGAGCATCGCAAGATGGGCGGCATCTCGTTCGATGTTAGATGGGGCTTGTTCGTTCCATTTGATGAGGAGCTTGTGGCTTACCAAGAACCTCATCCTGCGGAGGTGGGCAACGTTGGCACTGTTGATATCCCCGACTAATGGTCAGCGCGAGATCCACATTGTCAGGTATCAAACTGCTCTCGCTAACAACCTGAACCAGAACACGATGAGGCTCGGGCGAAACAACGTTTCCATTAAGGTGACTCAAGAAGCCTTCAGCTTCGTTGTCCAGTGCACCACCCCAGAGAACAAGAGAGCCCTTCAGGACTTCCTCACGATTGTCATGAGAGCCACCATGGCTGGGGGGAATAACCTGAACCCAGTTAGGCTTCTGTGGGCTAGTCAGCGGATTGACTACTTAGGCTACATCATGGAGAACCAGTTAGGAGCCCAAAGGTTCGAAGTTGGACCTTACTTGAGCTTCTCCATGCTGCTAGCCAAGGACGAGCTAAATACCATTACGAACGACTATAGCACCGGAGGGGACTACACCGGAATTTACGATGGTCAGGTATTCACGGAGGATGACTTCATACCACCGCCGTCAGGTGGGAACACTGACAATCCCCCCATCCCCCGTGGTCCAGTCGAGTTTAGCGAGTAGCCATGACTGATCCCACACCACCGATACAACCAACTACGCCTCCGGGGTCAAAGACTCTGATCTACTCTCCGCAGGTGCGAATTGTCATTGCCTCGGGAGGCAGAGAGATAGATGTCTCCAAGGATGTGATTCGTGGTCGGGTGGTTAGGGTTGTGGACGCTATGTCTAACGCTGAGTTCTATCTGAACAACAAGAATGGCAAGTACACCGGAGTCATTCGTCGGATGGACAAAGTTGTCATCTGGATGAAGCGCATCACCTGGGTTCAGGTGTTTACGGGGTACTTGGATATTGTTCCGGCGTACGACCTATTCCCGACCGAGGCGTATGTCAGGGCCAGTTGCACCTTGAAGCGAACCAAGTACACGTATTGGGACCCTGGTCTGCCGGCCTCGTTGCTGCTGCTTGACCCCCAGATCAACGTGAACGCAGAAGGCATCGAAGTCGCCCAAGACTCTCCTGACGCCGCGACCGGCATCATTATCCACGACCTGCTCACCAAGGTTGGTGGGTGGCCAATCAACCAAGTGTTGATACAGCAGATCCCAGTGGCGTTCATGGACTTCATGAAGGACAACATCGTGCTGGTGGACCAGCAGGAGGTCTTCAACAGGATCTTGAGGTACATCCAGGGTGGTGGAATGGCCGAAGGGTCGATTTACCCCTGGACCTCGACTGCCGGCAACGTTCCGCCCCCCAGTGGGGCGAATGGGAAGTATACCCAGAAGCAGGTCATCTCCCTCATCAAGGGCGCATGGAGTGACAGCACGCTCGTCTCCGACGACAAGATCGCCCTGGCTGCTGCGTACGCCATGAAAGTCTCCGGTGGCGATCCGAAATTTCACAGGTTGGATGACGGCAGGGACATGTACGGCCTGTTTGGGCTCGATCACCTAGGAGCCTCGGGGAGAAACTTGACCTTAGCCCAGTTGCAGGAGCCAATCGCCAACATCAAGCAGGCGTGGATTGCTTCTGGCCAAGGCTCCAATTGGAGCTACTGGAGCAACACTCTCGGCTTTGGCAATCCACCAGGCAACTTGTCCTCTGTCAGACAGGATGTTCCAGTCGTCGCTGGGTACATCCCTGATAGGAGCCCTACTAACCCGGCTACGGTCTTGAGTGGCGATCCCTTGCAGGCGTTGTTTGAGAAGTTCTATGGAGCAAGCCCCAATGAGGGAATTAGAACCGTTCTCGACTTTCTTTCCCAGCAAGAAAACAAGCCGTACCTTCTCGGAGCAACTGGCCCTGACAAGTGGGACTGCTCTGGTCTTGTACTAGGTGCTTACAAGAGGGTTGGCATAGATCTTCCCCATTTTGCACAGGCCCAGGCTAGCAAGACATTTGACTATCGAGTTCCTAAGAGCAACGGGACTTCGTGGACTGTTGGCGACCTTGAGCCTGGCGATGTCATCTTCTTTCCCGGCCTTGCATCTCAGCAGGGGAGTTCGGGAGACATTGTTCCTCAGATTGGCCATGTTGGAATTTATGTTGGCGACGGAACGATGATAGAGGCCGGCAGCGCTGGAGTTCAGTATGGACCTGTAGCTCCTCATCTGAATGGCTCTGCTGGCTATTTGTGGACGGCTAATGTCATCACTAGGCCGATCAGAATGAAATACTCGCTGAACGACAACACTGGCACTTGGCAGAACACCAACGAGAACGGCGGGGTGAACCCGGCCTACCGGCTCTTCAACTTTTTGTTCAATGCTGCCGAAATCGATACAACCCTGTCGAACCTCTTGCAGGGTGATTTCAACCCGGCCAACGACGAGTCTTTGCTGTCCAGCATCTCCCAGGTGTGCTCCGGCTCTATGCGCTCGTTCATGTCCGGCCCGAACGGAGATTTCATCGCGTTCTTTCCGGACTACTTCGGCATCAACAATACCCAGGCCGTCTGGGACATCGAGGACGTGGAGATCATCAATCTCAAGCTCCAGATCAACGACGATGAGCTTGTTACCCACGTCTTTACTATCGGCGACACGAACATGGTCGGTGGCGTTGACCCTTCAGATTGGCTCCAGTCGGCAGGCCAAGTCAGCATCATGATGAAGGCCATCATGAGTCAAATCCTGATGATGCAGTCCAGCACCGGATTCTTGTCAGACCCACAAGAATTCCTCGGGCGATATGGTCTTAGGCCGATGCAGCAACAGTTGAGAATCATCAGGAGTCATTACTACGAGTTCTTCTCGTCGTTGTACAAGTTCCTTCAGCAGTGGTCGAAGCAATACTCTACAGATGTTCAGATCTGCTTCATGCCTGAGCTTTTCCCCGGCATGAGGATGAATTTAGCTAATCACGATATCGCTGTATACGTTGAGAGCGTGATTCACGTCTTCGACTACCAGGAGGGATTCCAGACGTATCCCACCATCTCTTGCCCTAGCACGCCGGCCGGTGGAGCTAATGGGCTCCCGATCGCGCTGGGGATCTGATGGTCAGAAACACCACCTACCACAACCGGATCAACCAAGAGGAGAACACTCCTCTGGTCACGATCCTTGAGTTAAAGATCGAGACTAAGCAGGCAACCGCGATCGACTCCCGCAGGGGCTCGTACGTCATCGACCTTGCCAAGTCATCGTTCGGTGGAATTCGTTACCCGTCTCCTGGGTCGCAGTGGTACCTCAAGAAGATCAGTGGCGTGTGGACGTTGATGGCTAGAGCGCCTCAGCAGAATCCACAGCTTGACCCCGCGTTCGATCCTCAGCCTGGTGAGACCTACATCGGTGGAGAGGGAAAGACGTACATTGTCGGCGATCTTGAAGTCACGGGGACTCTTACTTCAGCAGGGTCAGGGGGGCCAGACCCTGAGATCGGCACGATCAAGCTTCATGCTGGGTCATCGGCACCAACAGGCTGGGTCCTCTGTGATGGCTCAGCTATCAGCCGTACAACTTTTGCAGCATTGTTCGCAGTTATTGGAACGACGTTCGGAGTCGGAGATGGTTCGACGACCTTCAACGTTCCGGATCTCAGGGGCAGAGTCCCTGTTGGCCAAGATTCTGGACAATCAGAGTTCAATGTCCTGGGTGAGACCGGTGGTGCAAAGACTCATGCACTGACGGAAGCTGAACTGGCCGCTCACGACCATAACGTTGGTGAGCTTGTCACGGGCAACCAGTCTGTTAGCCACACTCACGCCGTGTCTATAACATCAGGAACAGTGTCGTCTGACCACACTCACAATGTTCCTAACGTGATCTCGCCTTCAGGTTCTGGGTCTGGCGCGTTCTTTGAGTCATGGCCTGGGGGTACTGGCAGTCGAACTCACACTACTACCGGCATCAGTGCTAACCATACCCACGCTGTTAGTGGTGATACAGGAAGCCAGTCGGCTAGCCACTCTCACACGATAACTGGCAGCACGGCAGATGCAGGTTCTGGCACTGCTCACAATAACCTTCAGCCTTATATTGCCATCAATTTCATCATCAAAGCAATGAGCGGAAGCGCAGTCCCAGCTTCAGGAATTGGCACCGTTTACGACGGTGAGCAGTTCAACGCCACTGGCATGTCTTCAAGTTCCAACGCTTTCACGGCGAAGGTTGAGGGTGACACTCAAAAGAGATTGATCGTTACCGCTGATGGTGACTTCGAGTGGAGTGATGGGACTACTCCTTCTCAGTTCAGGCTTGAACGACATGATGCCGATGACCTACAGGTTGTCAATGCGCGTTTCAGGGTTAGGCGTGAATCTAGTACCGATCCTGCATTTGGATCGTACGTTACAGGAGATTCGCAGACCAGATTCAATGTTCGTACTGATGGTAGAATAACGTGGAGTGATGGCACGTTAAGTGCTGACACCAACCTCTATCGGAGTGCCGCAGACACCCTTAAGACCGACGATGCGTTTACCGTTGCGGGTGCGTTTAAGATTGGCTCGGGTGCGGTCGAGATCGATCCAGCCAGTCCGGCGACTGGGGAGATTTTGCGCTACAACGGAACCAAGTTTGTGTCAGTGGGCGAGGAGACAATCGCTCAGTACCCGAACGCGGTCTTCGTTCAGAACACCTCAGTCAATCAGGCGATCACTTCAACCAGCTACGTAGATATCAACGGTATGTCGGTCTCCTTCACTAAGAACTATGCAAGCACCAAGGTCCGCATGTTCTTTGATGCGAGTTATTACCATTCCGCCGCTGGTATGAATTCGCACTTTGCTTTTCAAATTAATGGTGTTGATTACGAGTGTATGCGGTCAGTCGCTTCGGTGCTCTCCGGCACACGCCACCAGACTTCGGGTCTTTACCACTTGGCCGGGCTTGGAGCGGGAGTCTACACTGTTAAATTACGTGCCAAGGTCAGCACCTCGCAGATGAACATGGACACCAACGACATCGCCAACCTGGAAGCAATGGAGGTGAAGTAGTGGATCTGGTGGACGAGCTTCTGACCTATTCCGAAGAAGACAGGCGTGCCGCCTGGAAGTTCTGCCTAGAGGGTGGTGGAGACGATTTTGAGTCATCTGACCCTCATTGGTATTGCAATTTCATGGAAGAGTGGAGCAAGAGGGGCAATCGTAGACTTATGATACTGATTCGTCGTGGTCGTTATTATGGAGTGGACCCGACTGATCCCGAGGCTTCGCGGGCCAAACTGGACGAGATCAGGAGAGAGAGCGATGAGTATTTCGCTAAAGGTCGTAAACGGTGATCTCTCCATCAAGGCCGGGAAGTTCGATCTCGTACAAGGCTCCGAAAAGCTGAAGCAAGACCTCACCTTGTGGCTGACTGAGCGGTACCGAGACGATCGCTTTCATCCAACTTACGGTTCTATCCTAGATGGATATATTGGTGGTGTCATCAACGCTAGTGAAACCATCGTCAGGGTGCAATCAGAGACTTTGAGAGTTCTCTCGAACTACCAGCAGATACAGTTGGCTAGGTTTAGGGAGTCTCCAGGCAAGTTTCAGCCATCAGAGCTTTTACGGAGCGTCAATGGGGTTGACGTGTCTCTGTCCTACGATAAGGTCGTTGTATTGGTTAGAATCACGACTGCGGCCAGGACAGCTACGTCGCTCACAGTAGGGTTTGGGGTGTAGATGGCAAGGACTCCCGCTCAGATCTCCAGCGACATCCGAGCGAAGCTGGCCATCACCGCGCCAAACCTCTCGGCCGAGATCGGGACTCCCGAGCGCAAGATCATCGACGCGGTAGCTGAGTCGATCTCTGAGAACAGTGTCGATGTTGTCATTGCTCAGTCGTTCTGGAGCTTGGACACCAAGGTCGGGTCTGA